TGCCTATACTTTGTTGATACAAATTTCATAGATTTTAAAAATAAATTACGTCCTTATTCGGATTTACTACCCTTATCGCTAGCATCGTTTTTTTCTCCGGTACTCATTGCGTTAGGTGATTTATTAGCGTCTTGTGATTCATCAACGACACTTGAAGACTTAAGCCCAAGTAATCCAGCCAATTTTTCAACGGGCATGCTTGACACAAAATTCTGGAATGCTGCTGCTGCTCTATCTCCATCAGCCTTTAAAGCTCCTACATTTTCCTTAGAAACTGTTTTTAAAAATTCTTCAAAAGCGGATTTAAGATAAGGTTTAACATCTTCGTTAGCATACTTCCTTATAGTTCTAGGGTGTTCGCCCTCCGGGAATATCTGTACTCCCATCTCGCTAGTCTTGATTCCTGTTTTTTTGTTCATATATAGTTTCAATTTAATTAAATTAGCGGGTGTTCCCACCCGCTATAGACTTTACGAAAAGTCGGTGACGTTGAATAAAACGGCTCCCTTTCTTTCCTGACTTAGTTGTAATCCTACCTCTGACAAGTATTCATCTTCTTGTCCATCAGCAGAATTATCCTGAATGTTTGTTCTTAACTTAGTATCGCTATTAGCAAGATATCTATAAGCTAGACCATCTAAATCTAATAAGTAAGCATATCCCGCAAAAACTGTGGTTTCTGAGAATAGATTCATGTTTACGATATTAAGTGTTCCGAATGGTGTTAAGTATTCCTTAACAGCAATTCCATAAGTTTTATCTTTAGAAACTGTCTGTAATTTAGCCTTAGCCCAGTACGAAATAGCAGAGGTAACAATCGGCGCGCAGAATAACCATTTTGTTTTTCCGCCAAATCTGAATCCTGTTCTTAAGAATGATTCAAATTCCGCTTCTGTTAATGTTCCACCTGCATCAGTTGCATTTGTGGAAAGTAAGAAGTCAACTCCAGCTGTAGCCCTTATAGGGTGTGTTCCAGTAGTGTCTTCTTTAGGCTCTCCAAACCAGAATGCACGTTCCATTTCTTTCTGATGCTCTATTAATTGCATCATACGGATATGTTTCATATCTTTACCACCATACATTTCTGAATTATCAGCAGTTCTTGAGATACCAAAAGGCGTCCTAAAAATCTGTGTGTAGTTTGTTTTCGGTGTTTGGTCTGCGATTTTGATAAATCTCTTCTCTGCATGCTCCTGATTAGCATTACCAACAATCAGTAATACCCCATCATCTGCAAGTACTCCCGCAGCAGTAGATCCCCATGCACGAGTTAGCGTTAGTGTATTAGTTGATACAGCTGTTACTAGTGCTTGTTCACCAGTAGCTACAACTTTAACAACATCACCCGCTCTAAATCTTGATCCATTATCAACAATAACGGAAAGTGCGCCTGACGTATATCCGCCGCTATTGTTTACTTGATCAGTTTTAGTTAATGACGCTTCTTCCATCCAATTGAACACTGGATTTACAGCTACTCTTTTTTCAATTTTTTTCATTAATTGAGTAAGTGGTGCTGAATCTGGTTCAAGTACGTCGATCTTGTTTGAAATGTCCACTATTCTACGAATAGCCGTGACATTACTTGTATTTCTTACAGTCGTAATCATAGTATTTTATTTCTTAATTAACCAAATATATTTCGCTTTGCTTGATATGCTCCCAAAATATCATCAACCTCATCTTTTGGTGAATCTATAAAAGACCCATTATCAGTTGATGCTGTACTCGCATTTTTATCTGCGGCACTTCGTTGATTCTGTCTTGCGTATTCATCGCCAAGTGATTGACCTATCTTCACAAAGTCTTTTAAAGAGGTCTTAAGATCAACATAATCGTTTGAGTCTTTTTGTTGTTTAACATAAAGACCGAATACGTTTCTAAATTCCGTATCTGTTTTCAGACGGGGAACCTCTGTTTCAAGGCTGTGAAGTTCAGTTAATCTAACTTCGCGTTCTGCACTTTCAACAACAATTTTCTGAACATCTTCTCTTGTCATCATGCCGTTTTGTGATGTCAGTTTTGGTACAAGTGCCTCAATAACAACCTTCATCAAGTCTTCGGTGGACTCCACTTTGTCGAGTGCGCCCGATTCTCTGATTTCTCTCATTATTGATTCTGTATCCAATGACTGGTCCGGAACTTCTGGTTCTTGATCTAGCCTCTCCTGATTAGCAATATGATTCCGACTTCGAGAAAATTCCCGTTGTCTAGTTTCGTATGCTTCTTCAAGCATTGCAGGATCTTTGAACTTATCAGGGTTTCCGCCTAATTCTGCAAAAGCAGTCTTAAGATCTTCAACCGACTTGAATTTTCCGGCAAACAATTCAGGTGCTTGCGTTTCTTGCTCTTGTGTATCCGTAGATTCACTTTCATTCTGTTCCGCAGTTATTAATTGCTCTTCGTTGTCAGAATTACCACCTTCTGAGGTTTCAGCTTGTGCGTCGTCTTCTGATAGAAACATATCTGGATCTACGTTAGTGTATCCAGTCGTAGGATCATAATCAGCAGTCTTAGCGGCTGTGGTGTCTTGTGTGTTATCCATATTTTTTTAGGTGTCTCTTTATGAGGCTAAATAAATAAAAAACGGTTGTTCTCATGAACATCCGTCCGATACTTGTAGCTAACAGCTTACGTAAAACTACAAATAACGGACGCATGCCCTAAACGTGTAAGCTGTTATTGAATTTTTAAAAGTTTCCTGCCCGGTAAACTAATATCTGATTAAAATACTAAATCCTTTTTGCCAACTGTCAATTAGCTGATTCGTTGGTAGGCTCCCCGTCTAAATATATGATGCCGTTTTCTACTTTGTACCGATGTAATAAATGCGCCTCAAGTATTCCGCCGTGACTAACCTTGCAAGAAGTACAAATGACACTGCCTCGCCTTAGATCATCTATAATAAAGTTATGCTTACCCTTTGATAGTGACTGTGGCTCTTTTAAGGGTATAACTTCAATCTCAACGTCGGTTAGACCTTTTCGCTTTCGTTCTTTAAGGACAGACCAGATATCTAGTTCCTCATTCTTCTTTTGATAATTCTTCTTTGTGTTTTTTGCCATTGGCTATTACTACCTCGATGAAAGTGCGCTGTTTGTTGTAAGCACGGTTTTCAGCAACAATAAATATATACTTAACGTAGTTATTGAATATCCCTAAAATGTTCATGGAATTAGATACAACCGCCTCGCGCTCCATGTGTAACTTGCTTGACTCACGTTGTTCATTAACCCATTTGTTTAAGTGTTTCCACCCTTGAGTTTTCATCATGTTTTCTAAATCTTCTGCAATCTGAATAACTTCAAGCTTATTCTCCAATGACGGCTTGTGCATTATCTTGTTGTACATCTGGCGCGCTTTGTTGATCATTATTTATTTCAACTAAATCATTAGGAACTAATGGGTTTGCCCCGTTGGGATTCACTCCTGCGGGCAACGGTAATTCTTGTTTCCTCTCTAGTAACTTCTCTACATCCTTCTCATCAAGCGCGTATAAAAGCCTCTTGCCTATTTCGTCCTGCGCTGCTTGACTTAAATCGTTAAACGGTGCTTTGTTTGCCCCGACTTGATCGGAAATAAACTTCCATTTATTTACATCAGCATTCTTATTACCAATTTGCGTCGATCCTGCATCAACCATAAAATGTATATTGCCCCGGATAATCCGGATATCATCAGGAGTTACAACAAGCTTTCCTTGTTCGGTGTTTAAAGCCTGTGGTGAATCAAAAAATCTCAAATTCCTCTGAACATACATCGTGCCAATAGCTTTAAGCCCCAACTGTTCGAATAATTGTAATTTAAATCCGAATCTAGCGTTCGCCGCCTGTTGTAAAAGCTCCACCCCGCCAAAAGTTTTGTTCATCGATCCATCAATACCACCAGTTGAATAATCATTAACGCCTGTAACAGATTGAATTATGCTATTCCACTCATCATGCTCACGGTAAGCCGACGCCTTAGTTGAGCCTGTATCAACGGGTTGTAATCCGTTTAGGTCTGTCATCTGAATAATAGATCCCGGCTCTGGACTAAAATCCTCACCATCAATTAATGAAGTAGGGTCAAGCTTCCAGATACGCATTAGATCATAGAAAACAGAATCAGCACGCATATTAGCTTGATCAGTCATTCCGTCTTCGATCTTTTTAATAGGGTCAATCTCGCCCCACGCGTAAAGTTCGTTAGGGATTGGAATGTCTTTCATTAATATAAGCCCTAACTTTCCATCGCCGTTAGGATTCTTACCGTCACGGATAGTCAATTCCCCATTAATAATAATCGAGTACTTATTTTTCTCAAGCATGAACCAAACCTTAAACTGTCCATCCATCCCCTCGCCCTTAGTTGCGTAGTTGTCACTTCCAAACATCTCTGCAATCTGTTGGTCATAATCAATCATTCCAACCGTGCCGAATTTCTTAGCAACTTTCATGGCTTCGAATACTTCCATATTCTTATAAGAATCTTCCGATATCTTAACCATTGATTTAATCTCATCGTACGTCATCCACTCTTCAACAATTGCATATCCAAGGTCTGAAACTCTTTTCTTCGCCGGGTCAGGGAATACATGAAAGATAGAAATATGCCTAAATACAGGTGCATCAATAACTTTCTTCTTAACTGTAACCACCTTCCATTGCGGCTTAATACCATACTCACGTATACGTTCCATGTTCTCCCATGATGGCTCGTTAAGACCTAACACTGTTGAGTACGGTTGGTACTCTTCGATCTCAGCTTCTTCTTGCGTCCACGGAACCATACCCCAAGCATTACCAGTGATAAACATTTCTTTTGCTGCTGTAGACAGTCGCAAGAATATAGGATCATCAATCAAATAAGGGTGCGCCATTTGATATTTAATCAGGCTCGCTAATTTTAGTTCTGCCATTTCATCGTTCTCCTCTTCTGTCTTAATAGAGAATGTCGGCTCTTTTGAAACTGTCCTAGGCAATAAAGTCTCAACAACTTGATAGCCAATAGGTATAGTCATCTGCGAATAAAATGGATATGCGTTTGGGTCTTGTTCAACTGATTCTTGGATGACTCGCTGAAAGTAATGTTTATAGTTGTCTATGAAGTTGTCAAAATAAGGCTTAACGTAGTCACTTGAAAGTTTATATCTTTTAGCCGCTAATTTTGCGGTCTCGTCGTTATATGCAGATTTTTTTATAGCCATAGATTTAAAACAATATTAGCACTTATTGACGCCATCGTTTGATTCCTTTTGAGGATCTCATTTCTTTATATTTTTGTGCTTTATTAACGGTTGCAGCCGAAACCTTGTTCGACTTTTCAATGAATGGATTCTCTTTTAAAACATAATAGACACCACATACCGAAATAACTTGATCATCGTTATTACCTTCGGATGCTGCCATTGATCCATCTTGATGTTTAACGAATGTTTGCATCTCGATTAAGATTTCTTCGTCCGGTAAATCAATAGCTTCTGTTCTAATCAATTCTTGCATATGACCAATCATTAATGGCTTCGTCGCCCGATTAGTATTCCAACCAATCTCATCAACATATCTTTTTGTTTTCTGGTCTTTTCGCTTACGTTTATACAAACTAGGATAACTTAAAGTTACCAACCTATCTACCGTCGATTGTCCCATGTTATTAACCTCAACTGCAATCAACATTTTATTATAGTAATGCCCGATAACATTGAGTTCATCGCCAAACTGTACAGCCCTAATCACTGCCCTAAATTTAGCAACCATTTTCCAAGTCTTTTTATTAACAATAGTACAAACACAATAATCTGAAAACTGCCCAACATCTGCGAATGCTATGTACTGTGAGCTAATCTCCGGTGGATCCCAGATTTTGAAATATCCCTTAGTATTAGCGTCGAAACTCTCGTAAGGTGATACCCCTTGTAGATTGCCAATAAGTACAGGTGGAACAGCATCCGCTAAATATTCTTGTAACTGCTCTACCGGGAATATAGGATTACCAGAAAACAGAAACGCTTCTGTTTCGTCCGCGGGGAATTCCTGCTTGAACATATCTTCTGGCGTCCGCCCGTTTTCGGATGAAAGAGTATTGATCATCTTTCTGCGCCATAATAGAACTTCGTCAGTCATTAACGGGAATCTTCTCTGGTAACGGTCTTCCTCTTCTGTCTTGTCTTTCAATACCCCAATCATCCGGTATTCTTCCTGTTTATAAAAGGGTACAAAATGTGGTCGAAAATCAGACTTCTCGTCACGCTCGCGTTTCCACTCAGTGTGGTGATAATTCCCGACGCCATTAGCAGTCGTTTCTTTTACGATCCAAGTGTTTGGATCATTAAGAGGAACCGCACGGATTATTCCGGTTGCAACTTCGCCTGATCCTCGCCATCTTGAAACCTCTGATAAATGAGCATAATGGATTGTGTCCCCACGCCCAAATGCCCTAGCCCCGGCAGTACCAATATAAAACTTAGAATTCATCGCCTTATTAACAATGTCACCTTCTGCTGTTTTCCCCGGAACATAGAAAGGCTTTAACCAATCCGGTAAGTTCTCAAGGAAGTAAGTTACCCTTTCAAAAAGACGTTGAGTCGCCTCTTCTTGATGAGATATACATACACACCATGCGTTAGGCACTAGTAGGAACTTAACAGTGAATATAGCCAAGATCATTGTGGAGAATCCAAGCTGACCGGCTTTTAAAATATCGTCTCTCGTAGTCCTATTTTCATAGAACTCATTTTGAAGTGTCTTAAAGATGAAAGGTACTGCCTGCTTATCTTTATTAACAACCTGAAAAGCTGATTCAATAATGAATCTAGGGTCTTCATGCGCTAACTGCATTAACTCTTTCTCGTCTTTTGGAATAAATAAAGATGGCGTTGGAATAAATAAGGGTGGCGTTAGAATTAAATCCATATTAGGTGATTATACAATCTCTTCGACTCTGAATTCATTGCGATCTATCCATAGCCAAACCTCACAAGGAATCTGTACGTGGTTAACTTTCTTCCATGTTCGGATCTCTTTCCGGGCTTTATAAAAATCAGATGCGTTACTCTTTACCTGTATCAACCTAACCACAGTTCCCATGATAGCTATTAAATCAAACATGCCCCAAAAATCTGGACTCTGATACCTGTTACGATTCTTCTTCTCGACTAGATAGCCGACACTTTCAAGTTTCTTTCTAACTAGTAGTTCTATTCTATTGCCTTTAGCTACTTTGTTCATGTATCTAATCTACCATATGGCTAGACGTCGTAATTTGTACCACACACGCCGGAAATTACGACGTGATACCTAACTTCCCGGAAGCTCTAGTCCTAACTCTCTTCCCCCTGTCTGGTTCTCTCGTCCTCCGGTCCCACCCTCTGCGATCCCTAGGAATGCTTATCTTTTTTAAGTGCATTCTGGTTCTCCCGCCTTGTAGATCTTGCTACAAGTCAGAGCGTATTCCTTAGGTTCTTGAGGTGTTCCGTGCAGTATTACGATGATTTTGCAATCACATGCGGGTTGCTGCTCCCCTAAAACGCTGGTCAATGTAGAATATCAATCTTATCTTTTCTATCAGTTTCTTTTGTTGGATAATAGGTACTAAAATGTACTCAATATTAAAAAGCCTCTAAAACAAGCGCCCTTGTTTCTCCTGATGCAAAAATCGCTGATATCTTTTTGAAAATACCCACGCTTGATCTTTCACCACCTCATACATATCGAGGGTCTTTTTGACGTGGTGTCCCTTCCGGCAATTCTGGCACCAGACCCGGTAACAATGCCTCGTCGTCAATCCGTCTTTTGATAGTCCGACTAATTTTGATGCTTTTATGTCTGATGACCCGCAATGCCTGCAATTCATACTCTTAATTTACTACGACTGTAGTGCTTAGTCAACGGGTAGCTTAAACAGGCAATCCCCTAGCCTGCCGATCCTTAATTATTGTAGGTTGTAATTGTGTGAAGTTGAATTGAATAACTGGCGGTGCTTGTTGCCTATCCTTCTCGATGCCTAATAGCTTGCCCACGGCTTCGTGATATGGTCTACGCGTTTTGTGGTCTGGTTGGCTCATGTCAATCTCTGCGATGACATTACCCTCTTTATCGTACTTCCTTAGAATCTTAACGGTATCGGCGTTCATCCCGTCTCTTAGCTGATTAAGATAATCTTGGATACCCACGTCGTAATACGCCATGATTGAAACCATGTTAAGTCTCGCTAACATCATACATCCTAACGCCCTAGCTGAATCATAGGTAACATGAGGTCTTATAATCTTGTAAGCTTTAGTAGCATTCCGTCCGTTACTGATCCATTCAGAGATGAACCAAGCTAACTCACGATCACCATTGCATAGCTCTAATAGTGATTCTTGGTCTGACATGACCGGCGCGTCGTATTTTACTGTATCTAGTCCTTCTGGCATCTTATTTATCCTTATTTAAAAAGTAGGTAATGACATTAATGTCGTGACCAAGACATTTTATTTTCTCTTTCATTTTGCTCCTTTAATTAACTCAATAAACTTATACCTTCCGTTGCATAAGTATATAAATATTCGATTGATCTACAGACACCATCTTAAATCCTTCATAGAATTTATAGGATAGAATATACCCTGCTATATTATCAAGTGAAGCCAATATTTTAGGATCTACGCTTATAGACTCCTGTGCAACTGGTTTTTCTTCGTCATTTGGTACAAGCCCCTCTATAGACGGGTAGTCATCTTCTAACGGCTGTAATGATTCCATTAAAGATTCAATATGAACATACTTACCAGCGACTGCATGAAATTTCAATAAATCATTGCGGCTGATAACTTTACCGTTTTCTTTAAAATATCCATCGTTAATCTTTATCATTGCAATAGCGAACCCGTTAACGGCTACTAGATAAGTTGCTAATAAATAATTAACAACACGCAAGTTTTGCAAAACAGGTCTAACGTCTCCCTTAGGTATAAAATCAATCAATGCTTTCAACTGTTTTTTTGTTATTTTTTCTGTCATTTTTGATCCTTTGGTTTCAAACTATCTATGTTTTGAACTTTATTAAGATTTCTTTTAATCCAGCCTTTCTTCGCAAGCTCACTCATATATTTTGAGTCACCCTTGCGTTTTTCGCCTGATTTTTTGCCTAGTTTCCGCATGTGTTCGGTCATGTCTATATTTTGATTACAGTGTGGGCATTTCATGGTGCAAGCACTTCCTCAAACTCAAACCCTAATCTACTCCATTCAGCAATTTGTTCTTTGTTGATTGTAAGTGTCCCCATTAGCTTAAGCATAGATTCTGTTTCCCGGCTTTTTATCAAATACATCATTTCTCTACCGTAAACATTTTTTCTGTAAAATTGGATTTCCATTATTATCTCCTTAACCTGATTGAACACTTGTTCAACCTTATACCCATATCATAGCGAACGCGTCCGCATATGTCAAGTATTAGTTTCCTTTGCTATTTTCTTTATCCTTGTCCTCAAGAACTGATTGAAGGTAGGCTAGCATTTCGTTTACCATGTCTTCGTACTCGCAACATTCCCAGCAACTACCACCTTGAGTTGCTAACTTAGTCTTCCAAAATGTTTCTAACCATTCTTCATTAGTCATGATTGCTATTTTCTTGTAGATATTTAATTAAGTCTTTCCTAGAAGTGAATACAGTTGACTTGTTTCTTAACGCTACAGAAGCCGACCATAACCCCCATATAATCAGGATCGCTATAGTTGTATACCAAGCCCCATCCCAAAACATATAGTTAAGCGTCATCAGCCCTACAAATCCGGTAAAACTAATAGCATCCGCTATTAAGGACTGCGCTAGACTTTCCCTAAAAAATATTATTTTCTCTTTCATTTTTGATCTTTCAACTATAAATAATTTTCTGCCAAGTTGCCCGTGTTTGTCTTGTCTAAAGAACTTACTGCCTTAATCCTTGCATCTGCAACCTTGCAGTATTCCGGGTCTAGTTCTATTCCAATAAAATCAAAGCCCTCTAGTACACAAGCCTTGCCCGTTGAACCACTCCCCATGAAACAATCTAAAACTATTCCGCCCTTTGGTGTAACAAGTCTCACTAGATATTGCATGAGTGCTGTAGGTTTAACAGTTGGATGATGGTTAAATCTTGGCTCGTTTGGTTTACTTGGGTTTGCTCCTATTTTACGATTCGTATTATTGATGTCTGCGTTGCCCTCAAAACTTCCTGTTTGCTTAACCTCAAACCCCTCATTCCTATCTCGTTTTGAAGCCTTAGGGAAATATGCGAAGCTTGCGTGTTCTGACTTTTGTTCCGCCTTTTCCTTTGTGTCCAAGCTGGTGTTCTTGTCTGTGACACTTAACACATAACCACACAATTTCAAAAGGTTTGTTGTAATCTGGGTGATGTTTATGCTTTCCCATTTCTCCGCATCTGCATTTCTCTGGGTTAGGGAACATTTTTTGCAGTTTGTAATAAAGTCCTGAATAGCTTGTAATTCCTCTTGGCTCACCAAATCCTCTGGGACTTCCTTGATTACTACAAGTTTTGCTACAAAATCTATTCCTGTGTTTTTTGCACTCTGTTCCACAAACAAGGCATTTAGGTTTTGGTTTAGCAAATCTAAATTGGGCGTTGCACTTTTTAGAACAGAATGTATTTTTACGATTTTTTCTGTTAGCTGGGAAATCATCAAATTGCTTCCCACATTGTTTACATTTATATCGTTGCATACACTCATTATAGCATGCTTTTGCGTATCTTTACAGGTCTTAAAGAAGCGTGAGGCAGAGCCTTTGCTGGCGTTCCTCTCGGTTGTAACACCATTGCTGTTCCCATAAATACCAGTGCCAGCAAACCCTTGCTTCGTACCTTCTTTGATTGAACCGCTTGTACTATCAGGAAACAACCCTACCACCTCATCACTTCCGTCATGCAGGAAATTTGCGGGGAATCTACCTTGAGTTTGTGGCTCACTTTTCCAACCATTATTGGGAGCATTAGGTGTACTTGTTTCTTTATTATTACCTTGTACTATTTCTAGTTTTTCTTCTGTCCTCACCCTACACCTATCTATATTTATCCCACCAGTCCCCCACCTGAGTACGTTTTGCGCAATAGTGCTTTCGGATAGTGGCTTTCTAGCTAGAACAATATCTTCATGAGCAGGTTTTAGACCAGTTCCCCAGCCTTCATAGGGTGATGTTCCTTTGGACAAAGTATCTGTTCTGGATACAGTTTTCCCCATGATCCCTGACTGTTTTCCTGCATTTTCGCCCCTAAATGTTTCTGATATTATTTCCCTCTCATTTCCTTGCAACTTATCAATTGCCTTGCCTATGTTATGCGATTTTGGAAACCCCGACCCGTAAACCCAAATAATTTGGTCACGGATTTCAAATCCAGCGTCCTCAATGTTCACCACCATTCTATGGTAAGTCCGTGAGCCTGCAAATGAAAGTAAGTGTCCACCCGGTTTCAATACTCTTAATACTTCTTTCCATAAATCTACGCTAGGTACATTGTAATCCCATTTTTTACCCATAAATGAAAGACCATACGGTGGATCACAGACAACGGAATCAACGCTGTTTTCTGGTAGCTCTTTTAGCTTTACCAAACTGTCTCCCTGTATTATTTTCATCCATTTGATTCTAAACTATCCGCCTGACTTGGAACGCCGTATTCATCAACAATCGAGTTTTTTATATACTTCCAGTTCCGCCAATTATCAGTTTTCAAATCAAATGGTTGGTTTATTTCAAGACCATCCAGAAACTCTACAATTTCTTTAGCAGTTTCTCTCCGGATTTTTCCAGAATAAGCCTGAAATAGTCTCAAGTGAGCATCCACTATGGCGTTCGCGGTCTTAGTGTCTATCTGAGCTTCGGTATCAATATCCTGTAGAAAGTTATTTAACAATGATCTTAACTTTGTTGTTTTCATTTTGTTCCTTTAATTAAATCAATTAATTTATCAGCCATATCTTTATGCTTATTGCTTTGGGCGTCCTCATAAATAGCAGAAACAGTAGCAGCATAAGCATGGACTTTAGCCCATTCATCCTTTTTATCAAACGGCGTACTTATAAAAACAAACCTGCCGCCGTTAGGGTTTAACACTGGCAGTAGCGTAGCATTAAACCATACTCTAAGCTTTGTCCTTTGATCTTCTGTTAGCTCGTTATCTAATTCCTCAAGTAAACCCTTAAAACAAACACTGTTTCCCGTCTTATCTTTGATATTTGCTAATTTGTTATTCATTGTTTTCATTTTGCTCCTTCAATTAATTAACCCACAACTGCCCCGTAGGGCAGAAAGGACTAACTAGTAGCCTCTTTTGTATATAGCATTGCGGTCTCTAAATGAGTTATAGCAATTGAAAGCAATCTTCCTTTCCCCAATCAAAAAAAGCCCACTGCCGAGTTGGCAATGACCACGAACAAAACAATGTGCTTTTTGAGTCATTCAAAGACTCAAAGTGGTGGGTCTAAAGGGGCTTTAACAAACCCTGCTAGTAGGTATCCCCGCCTTGCTGCGAGAGGTGGCTTATCATGTAGGTACCCTCAAAGCACTTCGCTAGCACTAAACACCCCCACCACTTTCAATCTTTGATTCAAGACTCAGACGGAGGACGTCCTGACCACTAGACGAACACCAACAAAAAATCTGCTTTACTACCTATAAAGTAATTCCGGATTTCCTTTATATACTCATAAGGCTAAATTTTATCAGGCGTACAGGAATCGAACCT